GTATATCCAGCGTATGCACCGATAGAGTATTTAGTTAGTTCTACCAATACTGCACAAAGCGGATTTAAGATTATATGCAAAGTATATTATGGAGCTGCTGGTCAACTTGTAAGTACTCAACAGATAAATATACGACCTTTAAGCACTCAAGCTATCCTAAGTATTCAAGATGTAGTAAAGTCCTTTGTAACGTCTCAATACTCGCTATTAGATGGAGACTCGGTAGGCATACAGAACTCGGAGTTAAGTGGCTTTAATGTAACCTTCCAAGAGTACTACGATGGAGCTTTACAAGGAGTAGAAGTTATATCAAACTTTGTCTATGTATCTAACGCTTCTCCTACTTACATTCAGTTTGCTTCTAATGACTGGCAAGAGTATCAACTATCCAATGCCGAGCAGCAGAAACTATTACTAAGCAATTTTGACAATAACAAGATACAAGACAGTTATTTCTCTTCTACGTTTAGCAGTAACGATAACTGGCTAAAAGTTAAGGATGACCAAAAGTTACAGATACAATGGCTGCAAAGAAGTTCTGCCGCTTCTTTTACCGTTCAGTTGCTTACAATAGGTGCGGACTTTAATACTATATCTGTAAGCGAATTATTTAACCCTAACACCTCAGAAGGGTATTACTCATTAGATGTAGGGAGGCAAGAGATAACGGCACACGCTTGGAATAACGCACCAGTATTTACCAATGCGAAATACTACGCTATATGTATTACAAGTGCAAGTGCTTCTCCGTTTAATTCTAAACGATACCTTTATTGCATAGACGACTGCGATACAAACTACACACCATACGAGCTACATTATCTCAATAGGTGGGGCGGTTATGATAGTTTTGTATTTGATGGCAAAAGTACGGAGTCATCAAACATAAATAAGACCTTTGCAAAATACTCTACGGATAGAATAAGCGGTACGTCATTAGAATATACTACCTCAGCACAACGCACAAGGGCGTTTAATACGTCCGTAAACGAGTCTTATAGCCTTAACAGTAGATTACTGTCCGATTTTGAGTCAAATGGCTTAGAGGACCTTATATCCTCTCCCGAAGTTTATTGGAATAGTCCTAACGGTTTTGTGAATGTGAACGTACAAGGCACTACATACGAAAGAAAGAGGTCAGAGAACGGCAAGGTGTTCAGTTTAGCCTTGACAATGACCATAGATAATAGCGATAAACGACAATGGTAATAGAGCATATCATAGCTGGCAACATAATACCTCATAACGAGGGTGCAATACCTCTGACCAAAGAGGCTTATGATGTCAATAATCCACAGAAGAGGCTAACGGATTTTAGTAAGACTATTACTATACCGTCAGATAAAACGGTTAATCAAATCTTTGAGCATTCGTTTGACGTTAATATCCAATTTCAGACCTTTAATCCTAATTTAAAGACAAGCTATCAAATCGTACAAGACGGTGTGTTAGTTATGGACGGGTACTGCCAGCTCTCAAGCATAGATAATGTAGACGGATTAATAACTTACAAGATACTTGCTACTGGTAAGGTGGGCAATTTGTTTGAGATAATAAAGGAGAAGTATTTGCAAGACTTAGACCTAACCGATTTAGACCATACTTGGAATGAGGCAAACATAGAGTCAAGTTGGACTGCTCCAATAGGAGAGGGGTATGTTTATCCTATGATAGACTTCGGTAGGTCAAGATTTAAACAATGGGAGGTAGACGATTTTAAGCCAGCAATATATCTCAAGCAATACATAGACGCTATTATCTCAGAGGCTGGCTTTACCTATGAAAGCGGCTTCTTTGATACTACGCTATTCAAGAGCCTGATAGTGCCTTATGCAAGTGGAGACATACTCTTAGATAACGCTGCTATATTGTGTCGAGAGTTTCTGCTAAATAGCTCAGGCAGTCAGACTATACCTTGTAGAGACTCAGTTAATTTTCAAAACGTAGAAAACAATGCTTTAATATTCGGAGACGATGGAGGCATATCGTTCTATACAGATAGAGTAATAGCAGACGGTGGCATAGTTGAGAACGTAGCTTGTTTAGAGGCTGCCTACGGTATTAATCCAAACTTATATAATACTTGTAATGATGAGTATGATTTAAGTACTGGTCAATTCGTAGCTGCTCAAGATGGTGAATTTACGTTTCAAGGCGAAATAAATTTCGATATGCAGTACACTCAAAGTGCTGGGCAAAGTGGCACAAATACTACCAATCAATTAAATAGTTACGCAACATATCTTGGAGGTTCATTGTTCAAATCTTATGCAGTTGTCTACCTTGTAGAGAAAACTGGACTTGTGTACACGACCAAAGAGAGGTTTGACTTAGATTTTACTGAGGCTGCGAAAGCTACTTCTTTAACCGTAGGCTCTGGGCAAGCAACAATATTACCGAATAATACCTCTTATTTTAAAAGCAAAAAAACAAAAGTAAAGCAAGGTTCTCAATACTTTCTATCGGTGTCTCCAGTTATATACGAGTTTTATTTAGGAAGTAGTACTGCAAGTTTTAAGTACTTTTCTGAGTGGGATTTTATATTCAAAATATCTACATTAGGGAGTAAACTGTCGGACAAACAGATAAGCGTAGGCGGAGACATAGACACTCGCTTAGTAGTGCCTAATAACATCAAACAAATTGACCTATTTAGTAGCATAATCAAACGCTTTAATTTGTATGTTGATTATGATATACTCGACCCTAATAAGCTAATAATCGAAACAAGAGACGACTATTTGACGGATGAAAGAGTAGACATAGAGACTATGGTAGATAGGTCCAAGAGCTATGATATTAAGCCTTTGGGAGCATTAGACGCTGGTAGGTATATATTCGCTGACAATTTAGACAAGGACTCTTTAAACGAGAACTATAATAGTATTACGGATGAGGTCTACGGACAAAAGATAGTGGATGTGGACAACGACTTTATCACTCAAGATAAAACTATATCAACCATATTCGCACCTACTCCGCTATTAAGCTATGACGACAATGACAGAAAGCTATCTGCTATAATCTTCTTGGATAAAGAAGGTAAAACAACGCAAGCGAATGCCAAAATAAGGCTGCTATATTGGGGAGGTGTATTAGGTACGGTAAACTCTTGGAACTTAGGTAGCGACCCTTCATATCAAAACTATCCTATATACCCATACGCTGGACATTTGGATAACCCATACGCTCCTACATTTGATTTAAACTGGGGTACACCTAAAGAGCTATTTTATAATTTTGACTACGGTACTCCTCAAGATTTTACCTATCCAAATACTAACTGCTATAACTTTTTCTGGAGCAAATATATAAACGAGATTACGGACAAAAATAGTAAGATACTTGAGTGCTATTTGTCGATAAGACCATACGATTACAACGAGCTATCATTCAGGAAGAGCTACTATATAGACGGCAACTATTGGCGATTGCTCAAAGTAACCGATTTTGACGCAGTAGGAGAAGCTACTACTAAATGCTCATTCTTACTAACTGAGCCAAAGGATGCTTTTGTAGGCGAGATTAAACCAGTCAGAGGAGGAGAAGGAACATACGACACAGAAGAAAGAATACCTATTGGAGATACGCTTGTAAGACCTAATAAAAATAACGGTCAGTCGTATGATAGCTTGCAGTTTGGCGAGAACATACAAGGCGGCAAACGCTCCTTAATCGCTTCCGATAATGTGAGTCAATCTTTTAACGCAGTAAACGCTTTTGTAATAGGGAGCGATAATTCAGAGATAAACGCTGACAATGTAACCATAATAAATAGCCCAAGCCTTACGACTACGAGGTCTAACGAGGCTTATATCAATGGTTTGTTTGTAGAGAAACTTGTGAGCCTATTGATACCCTATGATGTACTTACGGCAATAGAAAACGAATTGCAGATATTGCCTACTTTGCCAGCAGATGAATTTTACGAAGTGACGAGAGGGTATGTACGCTTAAACGGCAACTCAACTATCGGAGGGGCTCACCAAGTAGACATCGTAGAGGATGATGTAGAAGCCCATTTGATAGCCAAGATACCAAGTGCCTTCTTTAACACAGACAACAACACAGACTTAATCACCATAGCTCCGCATAATATCACTCCTATTCATTTCGGAAGCGGTTTAAAATTAACATCAAACAATAATATGACTTTCGAGGTCGGAACGTCACTTACAATCAATTTAGTATATCGAATAATTAAACTATAATGGCAGATAAAAAAATAGCTTTAGAATTAAGTATCGGTCTTGCGGACTCAAACAAATCTTTAGAAGAGTTGAACGCTCTATTAAAAGAAGCGAAAAAAGAAATTAAAAAAACCAGCAAAGGGTCGGAGGATTTTAAAAAGTTAGATACTCAAATTAAAAAAACTGAGAGTTCTATGAAAAAGGCTTCCAAGTCTACAAAAAACTTGGGTACTGATTTAAGCGGTGTAGACTCTTTGACTGGTGGGTTAGGGGCTAAGTTTGGAAAGTTTAGAGGAACGATTGGAAGCGTAATAAAATCTTTTAAAAGTTTAAAATTTGCCATAGCTGCGACTGGCATAGGGGCTTTAGTTTTGGCAGTAGTAGCCGTAGGTAAAGCGTTTACGTCAAGTGAAGAGGGGCAAAACAAGTTTGCAAAAATAATGGGTGTTATAGGTGCTATTACTGGCAACCTTATAGACCTATTAGCTGACTTAGGAGAAAAAATAATATCTGTATTTGAGAACCCAAAGCAAGCGGCTTTAGATTTTGCAGATTTAATAAAAGATAATATCACTACAAGATTTGAAGGTCTAACAGAGCTTATACCCAAATTAGGAGAGGCGATAAACTTACTATTTAAAGGTGAGTTTTCGGAAGCTGGTAAGGTTGCTGCGGATGCGGTAGGCAAGGTGACTCTTGGTGTAGATAGTATTACGGATAGTATAGGTAATGCAATAGATAAAACAAAAGAGTTTGTACAAGAGCAGATAACCGAAGGGAAAGCAGCCGCCAATGTTGCGGATATGAGGGCGAAAGCGGATAAATTAGAACGAGCTTTATTAATAGAAAGGAGTAAAAAGGAGAGCGAGATAGCCGAGTTAAGATTGAAGGCTCGTAAAGAGCAAGAATTTAGTGCGGCTGAAAGGAAAGAGGCTTTATTAGAGGCTCAAGTTTTAGAGGATGCGTTACTTGACAAAGAAACGGCAGCTTTAGAATTACGGAGAGATGCCCAAATACTTGAGAACACGTTTAGCAGAACGGACAAGGAGAACTTAGACAAGGAGGCAAAGGCGAGGGCTGCGGTAAACAATCAAATAGCAAGAAGAGCAAACGTAGCGAGGCAATTACAAAGAGAATTAAATACGGTAGACGCACAAGCAAGGACAGAGCAATCGGCAAAAGATACGGCTGACAAGTTAGCTGCTAAAGAGAAAGAAGATGCCTTAGAAGCGATTAGAATAGCTGGTGTAGTGTCGCAAGACGAAAAGAGAGCAGAGGAGATACGAAAAGAAAACGAAAAATACGCTGATTTACTACATTTAGCCGCCATTCATATAATGGATAAGGACGAGTTAGCTGCTACTGAATTAGAGTTGAAAGCGGCACAAGATGAGAAATTAAAAGAACTGCAAGCTAAGTTTTTAAAAGAGGATAAGGACGCAAAAGACAAAGCGGCAAAAGAGGACAAGGATAGGACTAAAGAACAAACTGACCTTGACGAAGCGGCACTTGATGCTAAATTTCAAAGTGCAAGAGACGTGACTACTTTAATCTCAGGGCTTGCGGATTTATTGGCACAAGGAGACGAGAAACAACAAAGGAAAGCGTTTAAGCTAAATAAAGCGGCTTCGATAGGTAGTGCGGTAATTAATACGGCACAAGGTGTAAGTAAGGCTTTTGCTCAAGGTGGAGTCGGCGGTTTTATTACTGGTGCAACTGTTGCGGCTGCTGGTCTTGTTCAAATCAATAAAATATCTAAAACTCAATTTAAAGGAGGGGGCTCGGTAGACACTCCGACTCCTTCACCAACTTTAGGCGGAGGCGATGTAGGTACTCAACCGAATATACCTGATTTTAACGCAGCACTAAACAAGACTCCCACTACTAAGGTAATAGTAACCGAGACAGATATACGCAAAGCTACAAGAGACATAGACGGCATCTACAATAAAGCAGTAGTAGTCGAGTAGCCAATTTTAAGTCCGTTTGTATATATATATGAATGGACTTACCTTTTATCGAATTTACACTTACTGACGAAGTCGAAGGACTTCAAGCGATAGCGTTAGTAGATAGCCCAGCAATAGGCTTAAACTATCAGGCTTTTGCTCCGCATAAGTTTGAGGTAATAGACGAGGATAAGCGTATAGTAATGGGTGCTGCTATGATACCTGACTTGCCAATCTATCGAAGAGACGAGAGAGGTGAGTATTACGCGATATTTAAAAAGGAAACTATCAAAGCACTCGTACAAAAGCTATTCAAAGAAAACAAGCACACAGAATTTAACGAACAACACAACTCATTTAAGATACTGGATGGAGTTTATATCTATCAATCTTTTATCACAGACAAAGAGCTTGGCATTTTACCTCCTCAAGGTTTTGAGAACGTAGCAGACGGAACTTGGTTTATCGCTGCAAAAGTAGAGAATGACGAAGCGTGGTCTAAGGTAAAAGAAGATGGTTTATTAAAGGGATTTAGTGTTGAGGGTGTGTTTGACTTAGAGCCGTATAAATTTAAAACAATGAATAAAATCAATTTAGAAAGTGTAATAAGCACTTTAAAATCTGTATTTGCTGACGCAGAGACAGAGGAAGTAGTAACCGAAGAGAAGTTTGGTGAAGGTACTTTAGTAGATGGCACTATCGTAAAGTGGGAAGGCGAACTCGTAGAGGGTGCTGCCCTTGTTGTAGTTATGCCCGAAGGCGAAGTAGCTGCTCCTGACGGTATCCACGAATTATCAGACGGTACTATCGTAGAAACTGCTGGCGGTCTTGTTGTAGCTATCACTCCTTTGGAGGGTGTTATGGACGAGGAGGTAGAAAACGAGTTTACTGCTGAGATGCTAAACGAGATGGTAGAGAAGGCTATGGCAAAATATGCTGAGGCGTTTACTGCTACTTTAGAGACTATCAAATCGGAGAACGAAACTTTGAGAACTGAACTTGCAGAGGTTAAGGCTGCGAAAGAAGAAATCAAAAAAGAGTTTTCTGACACGCTAAACAAGGTAGGGGAAGAGTTAGAAGAAATAGTAAAGAGCGAAAGTTCAACTGCTAAAAAGCCACAAGAATTTAAAGCAACTACAAGAGCTGAAAAGGCTGCTCGAATGGGTGCAATTATCAGAGCAAACAAATAATAAATAAATAATAAAAATGAGTTTCGATGTATCAAGTTTAACGAATTACGTTAACGAACAATCAACAGACTTAATCTCAAGACTATACTTTGAGAAAACGTCAAGTGACTACTTCACACTACAAGCTGGGGTAAAGAAAACAGATGCTTTGCACCTATTAGCGGTAACTGCATTTCCACAAGACGGTAGCGGATGTTCGCCAGCCGCGTCAGGAGATGTAAACTTCTCTAACAGAGATTTAACAGTAGGTCAAATTACCTACTTCTCTGGTTTCTGTATGAAAGACCTTATACCTAAGTACACGCAAATCTTGCTAAGAGCTGGAAATGCTGAGACTGAGGATATGACTTTTGAGGCAGAAGTTGCCGAGTCTGTTATCAAGACTATAATGGAGCAAAACGAAGTAGCTGACTGGAATGGAGACACTACAAGTGCTAACGTTTATATCAACAAGTATGACGGTCTTATCAAAATAATTGACGCTGCTACTACTGCGGTAGACGGTAACACTTCTGCGGCTATTGCAATCACTTCGGGTTCTACTGGAAACGTAGATACTCTTATCTCTGATATGTGTAACGCAAGACCAGCGAAAGTTAAGTCTGCTGCTAACCAAGTACTATTTGTAGGTCAAGATACATTCGATAAGTATGTAGATACTTTGAATGCTAAGAACCTTTACCACGTAAACGCTACTGACTGGGCAAACTATACGGTATCAATCCCTGGCAAGAATGTAACACTTGTAGGTGTTGTAGGACTTGACGGTACAGATAGAATGTTCTTAGGAACACAAGAAAATTTCTTCTTAGGTTTTGACCTTCAAAACGATGAGGAAGAGTTTGATAT